CTCGCGATCGCGTGGCGCGCCGCGGTCCTGGCGGCTGGGGTCTACGCGCTCATCGGGTCCGCCATGGGCGGTCACGCAGACTGAGCGCGGCCCAGGCGAGAACGACACCGGCAGCGAGCCCGAACGGGAAGAGGTCCATGCGCCGATCGTGACGCATGGACCCCTGGCCAGCTGATGCGCAGGATCACCTACTCGGCGGATCCCCACTGGTCCGCCATCGCGGCGGCGATGCCCGGCAACGTCCGGCTGCGCTCCTTCCAACGGTCGGGCCCGGGCGGCATCAGATGGACCCGCGCGTGGCGCCCATCCACCACGTCGGTCGGCACCAGCCTCGGCAGGCCCTTCAGCCAGAGGCACGTGGCCTTGGTCTCACCGTGGCCGAACATCCACGGCTGGATGATCTGGTCCGGCTTGCGGATGCGCGAGCTGATGACGCTGATCGGGTTCTCGAGCGCGATGCGCGGAACCGGGGCGAGGAGCAGCCACTGGACGAACGCGAGCGCATCGGCCTGCTCGTCGGCCTTGTCCTTGAACCATCGCGCCCCGCTGACAGCCAGATGAGTGCAGGGTGGATGGGCGATCATCAGGTCCCACGGGCCGCCGTCGAACAGGAAGTCCGTCACGTCACCCTCGTGGTGCCAGCGCGGATCACCTTCGGTGGGCAGCAGGTCGCAGGACCATGCGTCGTGGCCCCGGGCCCGGAAGGCGTCACGGACCACGCCTGAGTACTCGCAGGCGATGAGGACCCTCATCGGACGCGCTTCGCGTTCGGGGGCGCCGGGTACCGCGTCCGGGTCGATGGCACCGCAGGAGGTGCAGAGGCCGTCCGGCCGGGTCGCGGGTTCGCCACAGGACCAGCAGCCGTCGATGGCGAGGTCCGAGGTCAGGATGTCCATGGCGAGCATCATCGTGGGGTCTCCCTTCGTCCGGTGTTGAGGCGGTGGCTACAGGCTGGGGTCCGCGTCGACCAAGAACCGGCTCCAGCCGTGGGTGCTGCAGAGGTGCGCCGGCGCCATCTTGGTGGGGCCCTGTCCGTAGGCCCAGACCGTGGCGGTCCGGGTGCAGGCGGTGCGCTTGGCGGTGATCGCCTGGCATGTCAGGCCCGCGTCGCCCGGGAGGTTCCGGCGGTCGGCCATCGGGTCGACGTGGACCAGATCGAAGGGGTTGGTGCTGGGCTGGCGGATCGCGGTGGTGTTCATGCGCGTAGCTTCCCTCGCGTGCGCGGAGGAGTCGATGGGAAGAAGGTCCCATGGGGGGTGACCCGTTGCTCGCGCGCCACGGGATCGGACCTTCGCAGGTCGTCGCGCGGGGGTCCAGCGCGCGAGGGTCCTGGTGGTGCGCCGCCGCACCTGGGACTTCTGGATGGCTTGCTGGACGTGCCGCGCGGAGGGATGATGGTCCCCGATGGCGCTTCAACGAGCGCCGCGCCCCAGGGAGGTCCCGATCCATGTGCTCCGACACCGACTACGCGCACCTGCTGGGCATCAGCGACCTGGAGGCCGAGGCGGGCTCCATCGCCGGCTTCCCGGACGAGGTCTTCAATCCCGGCAACGCTCCCGACCGGGACGCCTGCCCGGACTGCCTGCCGCTCGGGACCTTCCCGGACGGCAGCGGCTGGCCCTGCACGAAGCACCAGCCCCTGAGCACCGAGCAGGTCATCGAGCGCCTGCAGCGCGTCGCGCCCGAGCGCGATCCCATCCTGGTGGCGGTCGATGCGCTCGGCCTTCCCGACTGCGCCCCCGGGTGCACCTGCCGCGGGAACGCGCTGTGATGCGCACGCTGCGCCCGATCCCCACCTACCCCACGAGCGCCGACCTGGCGGCGCTGCGCCGATCCATCGGCCGGCGCTTCGGCTGGCAGCGCATCGGCCACTCCGCCGCGGCCGACTGGCATCCGGTGAGCGGAGGCGCCTACCAGGACGAGGTCGACCACGGCATGTCCCCCGACCCCCTGGTCACCGCCTGGGGAGCCGCGGGGGACGCCTCCATGCTCCGGCGCGCGGCGACCGCCATGCGCGAGCGCGCGGCGACGCGCCTGGTCGCTGGCGTGTGGGCCTTCGAGCTCGGCGCCAGCGAGCGGACCTACGGGTCGCCCGCCTGGTGCTACCCGCTCCCCCAGGAGGTCTGCCGCCGGGACATGGAGTGCGGCCACGGCTGCGAGCTTGACGACTACGGGACCTTCCTGGTCGATGGCCGGCGGGGCGGCAACGGGGACCCGATCGAGGACGTGATGTTCGAGTGCCCGTGCGAGCACCACGAGCCGTGACCTGGACGCACGCGATCGGGGACGACCCCCGCGACTGCTGGGGCTGCATCGATGACGCGGTGAACGCGCCGGACGAGCCGATGGGCCCCCATGACCCGGAGCCTGCCGGCGAGGACGAGGATGGTCCGACCTGCGTCTGCGGCCACAGCATCGAGCCCCTGCCGTGAAGCGCTGGTGTCGCGCCATCCCCCAGCGCGGGACGATCGACGCCTCGAGGCTTCCCTCCCGCGCGACCTGCATCTGCGGCAAGCCCATCACGCTGGTCGAAGGCCTGGTCAACCAGGCCGACTACTGGCGCCACAACCCCAAGCGGAGGACGATCCAGTGACCACCCCCGACCCCCGCGCCGCGCTTCTGGCGCTGGCCGACCAGTGGGACAACTTCGACGGCAACCCATACGACCCGAACTCAGACCCCGGATGGGACGAGCGACGGAAGTGCGCCGAGCAACTGCGTGCCGCCCTCGCCACCCCGGCCGCCCCCGAGGCTGCGGTGGAGCGGTGCGCTGAGTGCGGCCAGTGGCAGGGCTACGGGTCGCACGACATCGACTCGGCGCGCCTGTACTCGCTTCCGTACCACCCCTTCCAGCCCGCCCCCGAGGCTGCGGTGGAGCGGTGCGAGGGTGACCCCAACTGCTACTGCCGCACCTACCCGGACCGGACGAAGTGCTCGTGCCGTTGTCACATCCCGCCCGCGCCCACCGAAGCGGCCGAGGCGCTGGATGACGACGGACCGCACGGCCTGAACTGCTTCGTCACCGAGGAAGTCGGCTGCGTCTGCGGTTACGACCAGCGGGTGGAGCGGGACGAGTTCATCCGGGGTGTGTCGTACTGGGACGGGTTCGCCGCAGGCGAGGAAGCCGCCGCCCGCGCGCCGCTGACGGAGGATGCGTGCCGCTGGCCGGGGTGCCTGTTCGCGGGGATGCCGCACTACGCGCACGCCGAGGGGTACGACCAGCCGGTCTACGCCATCCTCGCCGCGCTGGGGTCCGACCAGTGAGCACCAGCCTGCCGCCCGCGGTGCTCCGCCGCGCGCTCATCGCGTCGACGCCGGCCGGAGCGCGCGTGGTCGACCTGAGCGATCCCGACCTGCGGAGGGTCGCGGGGGCGCTCCAGGAGGAGGGGTACGTGATCGTCGCCCGGAGGGACGTCCACGCGCTGCGTGCCGCCGCCGATCGGGTCCTGCGCTTCACCCCCGAAGGAGGGACGTGATGGACTGGCTTGCTGCCTGGTGGCACACCGTCGAGGCTGGCGGCCACCAGGGGACCGTGGAGGCCGGGCTGGTCCTGATCGCCGCGGCGCTCCTGCTGGTGCTCCGGGGATGGAGCTCCCGATGAGGCGGACGCTTGCGGACGTTCTGACGAGGGTGGCCGTGATGCCATCCGGATGCTGGGAGTGGACCGGCTGCAGGGTCCGAGGCTACGGGCAGGCGTGGGTCGACGGCAAGAAGGCGGCGGTCCACCGGATGGCCTACGAGCTCGTGCGAGGAGCGATCCCCGACGGGACGGAGCTTGACCACCTGTGCCGCAACAAGGCCTGCGTCAACCCCCATCACCTGGAGGCCGTCACTCATCGCGAGAACCTGCGGCGCGGGATCAACTTCAACCGGTCCAAGAGCCACTGCCCGAAGGGACACCCCTATGACGAGACCAACACCTACCTCATCCCCCGCCGCGGGAGGGGCACCCACGAGCGCCGATGCCGGACCTGCAGCGGTCGGGTGCACGTGGGCAACACCTAGCAGGAATGCCGACGTGCTGTGCCAGACAGCTGGCATCGCATGGTGGTACGACTACGCAGGCGTCCGGGTGGTCCGGTGCGCCCGGCACTACAGGGAGGCCGCCGCCAACGCGGCGCGCGCTCTCGGATGGGAGGTCCACGATGCCAAGTGAAGCTCGCCGCGCGCTCGCGGAAGAGCACCGGAAGGAGCGTCAGGCCCTGGCGCTCACGCAGCAGCAGGAGCGCCGCGCCGCGGGGCTCGATGACCCAGAGCTTGCCGGCGCAGCGCTCATCGTCCAGGAGCGCCTGCGCCAGATCGATGAGGAGGGCTACGCCGCCGAGCACGACCAGCGCGTCGGCTCGCGCGACCTGATCCGCGCCGCGGAGGCCTACATCGCGTCCGCGCAGGGGTACGACCGCGAGGCCCGCTACCGCTGGCCGTGGGATCCGGAGGCCTTCAAGCCGTCCGAGGACGTGATCCGGAACCTGGTCAAGGCGGGCGCGCTCCTGGCGGCCGCCATCGACGTCTACCAGGCGGTCGACGTCTACCTGGCTGCTCCGGCCCCGAGCTTCGACGCCTACCTGGCGGAGCCGGCGCTGACGATCGAGGACGCGATCGAGACCGCGTCGGATGGAGGTGAGATGTGAACCTGACCGCTCGCCAGATCCGTCACCTGGCCGGCGCGCTCGCTGGCCAGGGTGTCACGCCGGGGAAGCAGTACTGCGGCGCTCCGGGGTGCCTGCACCCTGGGAGCGTTCACGCCAGCATGGGGAACCGCTGCCTGGTGTGCACCTGCCCGAGCTTCTCCACCCAGGACCCGACCGAGGACCTGGTCATCGCGGTGCGCATCGCCGTGGAAGGAGTGCTCTCGTGACCCGCCCGTTCATCCCGGACCGCACCTGGTACGAGCGGCGCCTGGCCGGCTTCGGCGCCAGCGAGGCCGGCCCCCTCCTGGGCATCAGCCCCTGGACCACCCCCCGCCAGGTCGTGGAGTCGAAGGGCCGGCGGATCATCCCGGACCCGGACGCCCCCGAGCGCCTGCGCCTCCGGATGGGCCGGGACATGGAGCCGATCCTGCTCGAACACCTGTGGGAGACCTTGGTCGAGCGCGATGGTGACGCGCCGCGGCCGCGCTCGACGCAGAAGCTGTGGGTGATGCCGGGGTTCGACTTCGTCCTGGCCAACCCGGACGGGTTCCTGGGCGACGCGATGGTCGAGCTGAAGACCGACGAGTACGGGCAGCAGCCCTGGGGCCCGGAGGATGGCCCCCCGGCGCGCGTGATCCCGCCGACGTACTACGCCCAGGTCCAGCAGGGGATGGCGGCGACCCGGAAGCAGCGCGCGCTGCTGTTCGTCCAGATCGGGCTGTCCCGGCAGCTGCTCTACGAGGTCCCGCGCGACGACCGCTACGTGGACGACCTGGTCGAGTACGAGGCGGTCATGTGGAACCGGGTGCTCCGGATCCGTGATCGGCTGGCGGAGGACCCCGACGCGCCGATCGAGGACCTGCTGCCGTCCATGGAGGGGACCGAGCTCACCGAGCACCTGAAGCGCGAGCATCCCCGGTCGACCGAGCTCATCCGCTCGGCCGTCACCGCCGAGGACGAGCAGGCGCTTCGGGATCTGCGCGCCGCCCGCGCATCGCGCCTGGAGGCCGAGCGCATCGAGGAGGTCGCGATCGCCAAGGTCCAGGCGATGATCGGGGACGCCGCCGGCGTCACCGGCGCGGAGGGCACGGTCACCTGGCGCACCAGCGCCGACCGGACCACGACCGACTGGGCGCTGATCGCCACGAGCTACCGGAACCTGATCCGGGCCTGTCGCGCCGACCCGTCGCTGCTGGCGACCGCGGACGACGGGATGCTTGACGCGATCCATAGCCTGTACACCCACACCCAGCCCGGGAGCCGACGCTTCGTCGTCCCGCGGTCCTGGGATCGGTAGCCCGGCAACGCGGGCGGAAGGGAGAGAACGATGCCGCGCGAGCAGACCGCGCGCCGCCAGGGAGGCGGCAACCAGCAGCAGGGTCAGACCAACGCCCTGACCGTCCACGAGGCGCAGACCCAGGCGCTGAAGCGGGTGGCGGAGTACGTCACCCAGAAGCGCGACCAGCTGGCCATGCTCCTGGCCGGCGGGGTGGATCCGGAGCGCTTCATCACGGTCGCGCTCGCGGCCGTCCAGGGGCAGACCAAGCTCCTGGAGTGCTCCCCGCTGTCGATCTTCACGGCCATCCGGGAGGCGGCCACCTACGGGCTGGAGCTCGGCCCGCTGGGCGACGCCTCCCTGGTCCCCTACGACGGGGAGGCGACCCTCAGCGTCGAGTACCGGGGCTACCGCAAGCTCGCCATGCGGGACGGCACCGTGCGCGTGATCGCGGCGGACGTGGTGTTCGAGCACGACGCCTTCCGGATCGTCTCCGGATCGGAGTCCCCCGGCATCTACCACGAGCCGTCCCTGGCGGACCGGGGCAAGGTCCTGGGCGCCTACGCCTGGGCGCGCCTGGCCAACGGGGAGCTCGTCTACGTCTGGATGACCGAGGCCGAGCTCTACAAGCGGCGCGACGTCAGCCGGTCCTGGAAGAACGCGCTGAAGTACGGGCGCACCGACTCGATCTGGCACCTGTGGCCGATCGAGATGATGCGCAAGACGGTGATCAAGCGCCTCTGCTCGGAGCAGCTTCCGCTCACCCCGCTGGTCCGGGAGGTCATCACCCGGGACACGGAGGCCGACCTGGCGCTGCCCACCGGCAACGCGCCGGCGCCCGGCCAGCTGCAGGGCGGGGATGCCCGGGCGCGGATCATGGCGGCCATGGGCCTGGAGCGCCCCGCGCTCGATGCTGGGGCGCCCACAGCGCCCGCAGCCGGCGAGCAGGATGCGGAGCACCAGGGCGAGGCGTCCGAGGCCACAGCGCCCGCCCAGCAGGCGGACGGTGGCGATCCGGGGCCGGCCCCGGAGGAGGAGGCGCAGGCGATCGAGCTCTGCGCCTCTCCGTCGCCCTACGAGGACGTGCCGGGGACCTGCGTCAAGCCGGCCCGCCATCGCCTGGTGTGCGGGAACTCCGATGCCACCTGGGACAAGCCGAAGGGCTGGGACGAGCGATGACCACCGCGTACCTGGCCGGGCGCTACGACCGGCGACTCGAGTTCCAGCTGATGGTCCCGCTGCTCGAAGCGGTCGGGATCGGCGTCAAGGCGACCTGGCTGAACGGCACGCACGAGGGCGCGGAGGATCCCGCGACCCTCCGCTGGTGCGCGGAGGAGGACCTGGCGGACGTCGCGTTCTGCGACCTGCTGGTGTTCTTCAGCGAGCACCGGGACGTCGGGTTCACGTCCGGGGGGCGCCACGTCGAGCTCGGCTACGCGCTCGCGCGTAGGAAGCGGGTGGTGGTCATCGGCCCCATCGAGAACGTCTTCCACCACGCGGTCGAGCGCTACGAGAGCCTCGGCGCGTTCCTGGACGTGCTGATCGTGGAGACGGGCGAGGGCGCGCACGACTGGACCACCCGGGCCTTCCTGACGCCATCCGGCGCGGAGCAGGTCGTGGCGCCCTACTGCTACCGCTGCGGGGCCGATGCCGCCACCACGGGCGGGCCCTGCCCGCGATGGGCGCCCCTGGACCCGCGCGAGCTTGGCATCCAGCCGTGAGCCGCGCGACGCTTCGGATCGACGTCGACCGAGCCGCCGGAGCGGCGCTCCTGCCCGAGGGGTGGCAGCGGATCGTGGCGCACGTCCCCGCGCTCCTGGAGGTCGCGGACGCCGCGGCCGCTGCGCTCGGGGTGGATGCCATCGGGCTCGGCCCGGCGATTGACGCGCGGGATCGCCTGGTGCGTGCGCTGATGCGCCTGGACGCCATCCAGCCGTGAAGCGCACGCCGCTCCGCACGCACGCGCACCGGGTCACCCCGCCCGAGCGCGCCATCTACCTGGAGGTCGAGGTCCGGGATCGCGGGTGCGTCGCGCCCAGGCTCGATCCCGAGGCCGGTCCATGCCAGGGACGTCTGACGCGGCAGCACGTGCGGCAGCATCCGGGGGAGCGGCGGGTCACCGCCGTCCACCGCCTGGTGATGCTCTGCGAGCACCACCACCTGTGGTCCGGGTGGGCCACGTCCAAGCGCGGGCTGGAGCGCCAGCGCGACTACCTGCGGAGCCTCTATCCCGACGCCTGGGGCGGGTGATAGAGTCCGTCAGCGGTCCGGTGCTCGCTCACGTACCCCGAAGCCAGATACAAGAGGGGCGGCACCATCGGTCAAGCGTGGCGGCAGGGATGCCGCCCCTCCCCGCCGATGGTGCGTTGGGCGAGGCTGGTCACCGGACCTTCCCTGGGGCTGACAACCAGCCCCCGACCGAGGGAGAGAGACCATGGAGAGGGTCATCCTGGCCGGCGCCATCGTGGCGACCACCGCGGCCATCGCCTGCGCCTTCGCGGCGGTCCTGGCGATCGGCGTCGCGGTGGCCACGCGCGCGGAGGATGAGTACCCCGGCGTCGGATGCGCGCTCCTGGGCCTGGTGTGGGCCGCGATCGCTGCGCTCCTGTTCTGGATGATCCGGGGATGATCCCCGGCCGAGTGGAGGGTGACATGGAGCCGGTCCTGGGGATCGACCTGTCCCAGCACAACTGGCGTCAGGGGGTCCCGTTCGGGATGCTCCCGCGCCTCAACGCGATGGGCGTCCGCTTCCTGTTCGGGCGCGCGAGCATCGGGACCGCGGTGGACCCGAGCTTCGAAGCCAACCGCCACCGCGGCACGTACCGGGGCTGGGTCCCCGGCGGCTACCACTACCTGGTCGACTCGATCGAGGGCAACCGCCAGGCGGCCACGTTCCTCAACGAGCTCCAGCGCACGGGCGGCGTGGAGGGGTTGGTGACCAGCCTCGACGTCGAGGACGACAACCGGCCGCCGATCAAGAACCACCCCACCCTGAAGCAGGTCAAGGCCTTCGTCCGGGACTTCAAGGATGCGCACCCGCAGCACCAGCTGGGGCTCTACGCGAACCGGTCGACCTGGACCCGGCTGGGCAACCCGGACGCCACGGACCTGGGGTTCGACTTCGTCTGGCAGGCCTACTACATGTGGGGCGCCTGGACCCCCGCGGACCTGCCGGCCCGGCCGCCGATCAGCTTCGGGGGCGAGGGGCGCGCGCCGCTCTGGCAGTGGGGATCCCTGGAGGTCCGCTCGATGACGGGCGGGAACATCCTCCACCTGGACGGCGACGCCTGGTACGGGACGCTGGACGACCTGCGCGCGCTGGGCACCCGGGTCGCCCCGCCGATCCAGGACCGCCCCGCCTACCGCCTGGCGTACAACGCGGCGATCGACGCGGCCGTGGCCGCCATCACTGCGCTGGACGGCCCGGGGGCTCCGCCGGCTGGGAAGGCCGGCCATGATGCAGCGGAGGAGGCCGCCATCCAGGCGGTCAAGGATCTGCGGCTGGGAGAGGTGACGGGATGACCTTCACGTTCGAGGACCTGACCACGGCGGCCGGCGCGGCCGCTGCTGCGGGTCTGGTCATGGTCCTGGTGCAGCTGCTGAAGGCGGTCGTGCCAGGCCTGTTCGCCACCCTGACGGGGGCGCTGTGGGCCTTCATCGGGACCGCGGTGCTGTACCTGATCGGCGGCGTCGTGCTGGCCCCGACCTGGGCCAACGCGAACGCGGGGCTGGCCTACTTCATCGCCTGGGTCACCGCAGCCACGGCGGCGGTGGGCATCCACGCGGCAGCGACCCAGGGCGCCGCGACGTTCGTCAAGCCGAAGGAGTAGCTCATGGTGAAGAAGCAGCCGGACGCGCCCGGCCAGGTCACGGTCTCCGCGATGCCGGACAGCACCTACATGCTGAACGGCGATATCGCCACGGTGGTCGACCGGATCATCCACCGGTTCCCCGAGAAGTTCGGCCACCTGATCAACGCGAAGCTCGCCTGCTTGAAGCGCCAGTCGAAGCGGTCCGAGGACGCCTTCAGCGTCGACGGGTCCGGCGGCGCCTTCATCCGCTCGGACCGCGAGCGGGGCCTGCACGGCGGGTTCGACGCCGGCGTCTGGTTCCGCGCGAAGTGGTGGGATGGCATGAGCGTGGAGAAGCGCGAGGCCTGGGTCTTCCACCAGCTGAGCCACCTGGGGTCGCGCCCCTCCGGCGGCGGGCTGGTGATGATCGGCCACGACGTCGAGGCCTTCGCGGACGAGCCGGTGCACTTCGGGGCCTGGGAGGACCAGCTGTCGCTCTTCGAGCAGAACCTGGACCAGTACACCCCCGGCCTGGGGATGGCCCAGGGGCGCGCCAGGGGCGCATCCGCCGCGGTCCCGCCGGTGAACTGAACCGCCCAGCACGGACTTGCTGGATCCCGGGCCCGGAGCGAACCTCCGGGCCCGTCAACGCATCGAGAGGGAGCACTGCCATGAAGGGGAACACCCACCCCTCGAAGGCCCACCCGCAGGCGCAGGCCCACCCCTGGCGCCGTCCATGGTCGAAGGCGACCACCACCACCGCCCCGCGGCCGCGCCTGACCTGCGCCGACTGCGAGAGCGAGCCCTGCCGGTGCCGGCCATGAACCGGGTCGTCATCGAGCTCCGGGACGGGGTCCTGGAGACCGCCGCTCTGTTCCGGGATCGGAACCACGCCGGCGTGAGCCACACCTGCCCGCTGTGCGACGCGCCGCTGGACACGGTCGGCATCATCCACCTGGCCTACACCTTCGTCCCATGCACCTGCGCGGCGGTGCCCTACGAGCACCTGTACGAGCAGCTGTGGCACATCGGCTGCCTGGTCGACCACGTCAACTCGAGTCGGGCGGTGGCGCCATGACCCTGGTGATGATCGTCCGGGGAGAGGAGGAGCTCGGCCCCCAGCGCTTCTGTCCGGGCTGCCAGTGCTGGTGGCCCGACGACGGCGAGTTCTTCGTGGTCTGGCCGACCTGGAGGTCCGACGACTGCCGGGCCTGCATCAAGGCCCGCCGCGAGGCGCGTGCCGCCATCAGGGCGGCCCAGGAGCGCGCGGTGGCGCAGGATGCCATGCGCGCCACCTGGAGGCGACAGCAGGCGGCGTGGCGCGCCAGGGTGGCGCGATGAGCGGGTGGATCAGGGTGATGGCCGACGTCCATCGTCACCCGAAGGTCGTCGCGCTCCCGAGCGATCCGGCGCGCTGGGCCTTCATCGTGGTCCTGGCGGAAGGGAAGGCGGTCGGGGGGCGCTGGGAGAGCGAGCGGCACTTCCGGGCGTACTGCGGTGCGCTGGCCCGGCACCTGCCGGCGCTGGTCGGGGTGGGGCTCCTGGAGCGCGACGGCGAAGCCATCCTCATCCACGACTGGGACCAGTACCAGCGCGAGCCGAAGGCCGACCCCACGGCTGCCGATCGGATGCGGCGGAAGCGCGCGCGGGACAAGCTGAAGGCCGGCGGAGAGGGCAACCCAGGGGACGGCGACACGGGCAACCTGGGGGACGGTCACGCCCGTGACGATGGCGACGTTACGCCGGCGAACGGTCACACCGTTACGGGGCGTGACATTCACCCCGCGCGCGTAGGACAGGGACAGGGACATGGACAGGGACATGGACAGTCCCCCCAACCCCCCCGTGACGGTGACGATGAGGACGCCGTCGAGACCTACTACCGCCTGACGATCAGCTTCCCAGCGGGCAAGGTCCTGACCTGGCTGAACGACCTGACGCGGGACTTCGGGGATGCCGCCGTCTCGGCGGCGCTCGTCGCGGAGCACGCCGCCGATGGCAGCACCCGGACGATCCTGTCCAGGACGCAGGCCAGGCTCCGCCTGGAGGAGCACACCGCGGCGAAGCGCGCAGCGGCCGCGGCGGCCGCTAGGGAGGCGCGGGATCGAGCCGAGGCCGAGTCGATGCCCGAGGAGCAGCGGTCCGCGAACCTGCAGCGCCTCGGGGACATGATGCGGGGGGCGGGCCTGCTCCCTGGAGGTCGAGACGATGTTCCGATGTGACCGCACGGACCACCACGCCTGCCTGCTCGGGCACCACCTGGAGACGGCGATGCCCGAGGGCGCGCTGCAGCCGGGCGACCAGTACCGGGCCGAGCTCGTCGGCGGACCCAAGGACGGCTGGCGCTACGACCTGCCGACCGCACGCTACGACCCGGGCTACGACCCGAAGCCCTACCTGGCCATCGGGATCGGGCGGGACGACGAGGGCATGTACCACCTGGCCGGCGCGACCCGATCCGGGGACGCCTGCCGCTACGTCTGGAGGTCGGCATGATCCGCCTGCAGCGCCGCCGGACGAAGGGCTGGCGGATGCCCGAGGGCGCGGTCTACGTGGGCCGGCCGACGCGCTGGGGGAACCCGTTCCGGATCGACGCCGCGGCCAGCCCGCGGTTCACGCCGGAGGAGGCCACCAGCCTGTACCGGGCCTGGCTGGTCGAGCGCGACTTCCGCGCCAGGGTGCGCGGCGAGGACTGGCTGCGGCCGCTGCGCGGGGCGACCGCGCTGGTGTGCTGGTGCCCACCCGAGCAGCCCTGCCATGCGGACGCGCTCGTCGCGCTCCTGGTGGCCGAGGCGCTGACCGAGGCGCTGCCATGATCTGCGGTGGCGGCACGCTCTCGTTCCTCACCGACGAGGACCGCGACGAGGATCGGTACTTCCCCTGCTGCGCCGGGTCGGCCCACATGGGCCCGGACGCCTGCACCTGCTGGGACCCGGTGTTCGACCGCATCCAGGATCCGATCGTGGAGGGGCCGCCCGAGACGCGGTCCGCGATGTGCTCCGACTGCGCCTTCCGGAAGGACAGCCCGGAGCGCCAACGCGGCATGGACCCGGGGGCGCTGCAGAACTTCTGGTGCCACCAGGGTGTGCGCCGCGCGGTGGCCTACGTCCATCCCGACGGCCGCCGGCGCCCGATCGTGGACGTCGACGGCGTCCCGGTCGACTACCAGCCGGCGCAGCGGCCGGGCCTGATCTTCCGCGCCAACGGCCAGCCCGGCCAACGCTGCGCCGGATGGGCCAGAGCGAACGGGGTGGCGCCATGAGCGCCGGCGCCGCCTGGTGGCGGACCTGCGAGGTCTGCGGCCACAGCGCGAACGAGCCCGAGGTCCAGCCGTCCATCGGGAAGCTCCCGGACAAGCTCGACTCCAGGGGACGCGTGATCGAGGCGGGCGCGTACCTGGACGTGGTCCGCTGCCGCCGAGCGTTCGACTGCATGAAGCGGGCGGAGGCGCTCGGGCGTCCCTGGCCGTTCGTCTACCCGGTGGGCACGAAGCCCACGGAGGGCCGCCGATGACCAGCCAACCTGACCAGTTCCCATGGGACGACCCCTCGGCCGTCGTGACGGTGGAGATGCACGGCGAGCCGGTCTCCAAGGCCCGGGCACGCATCCGGGTGCTCGGAGGCAAGGTGTCGAGCTACACCCCCAGCGGGACCGTGCTCGCGCAGCGGGCGGTGTCGGATGCGTTCGAGAAGGCCGGGTTCACTCCCACGGACGCCTGGGACTTCGCGCTCAGCATCGAGTTCCGCCTGGGGTCCTGGCAGCGCAGGGACGTCGACAACCTCGCCAAGCTGGTGCTCGATGCCGCCACGGGCATCGTCTGGGTCGATGACGTCCAGGTACGGAGGCTGGTGTCGTCGGTGGACCGGGGGTCGGAGAACCCCGGTACGACGGTGCGTCTGTCGCTGCTGCCGCCGCAGCGGCGGCCGACGTCCCCGTGCGGGTGGTGCGGGAAGCCGGTTCCCACGTACCCCTCATGGGGTGGGAGCGTCCGGTACTGCGACGCCACCTGTCGCTCGGCAGCATCGGCAGAGCGACGCGCTCGACGCTGTGACGTGTGCGGGTCCGAGTTCATCCCGGAGTCCCGCCGCCCCCGGGTGACGTGCTCCGAGGCGTGCTTCCTGGTGATCCAGGAACGACGAGCGGGACGCCCCCGGGCGACGGGCGGAACACCGACGCAGGAACGTGCCCGAGAAGCCGGGCGGAGGTCGAAGGCCAAGACGAGGGCCGAACGCAAGGCGGCCAAGCTCCAGAGCCGGCTCGGGCTGTGAGGCCCATGGTGGTCCGGCACGAGGGGACCGTCGCGGGGCCGCTCGATGCCGACCGGCAGCCACGCTCGATGCGCCGGTGGGTCGAGGCCGAGCTCGTGGAGTCGCTCGCCATGCTGGAGGAGGACGGCCTGGCGATCGCGGTGGCCAGACGCGTCCAGCGCGACTCGCTCCGGGACCTGGCGCATGAACGCCGCAACTAGGCGCCGCCGTCCGTACTCGCACTGGGATCACCGGGGCCGCCCGAAGGTCGCGTTCACGCGGCCGGAGCGCGCGGTCGCGGTGGCGAGGCGGATGGCGCGCCACCACGGATGGCCCCAGGACGTGTACGTCTGCCGGCGCTGCGAGGCCTGGCACCACGGCACCGGCGGCGTGTCGGACACCCCGGCCCGCGGCATCATCCGGGTCTGGCCGGACGGCGCGGTACTGGCGGGGGAGTGACGTCGGGGCGTAGCCTACGCCCGATGAGCACGCCCGCCGCCACCCCCACCACGAACGCGCTGCGCTCCCGGATCGTCGGCTCCGGCATGGTCGATCCGAAGGAGCTCCGCGCCAACCCCCGGAACTGGCGCACGCATCCCCCGGAGCAGCGCGCAGCGCTGGAGGCGGAGCTTGCGCGGGTCGGCTGGGTCGCCGGCGTGATGGTGAACAAGACCACGGGCAACCTGGTCGACGGGCACCTGCGCATGGAGGTCGCGGCCGCCCGCGGCGAGCCGACGATCCCGGTGGTGTGGGTCGAGCTCAGCGAGGAGGAGGAGCATCGCGTCCTGGCGGCCCTGGACCCGCTGTCGTCCATGGCGGGCACGGACCAGGACATGCTGGGCGGGCTGCTCGATGAGCTCGACCTGCAGAACCAGGCGCTGGAGAAGCACCTGGTGAGCTTCCTCGCGGCGGGCCGGAAGGGCATCACCAACCCGGACCACGTCCCGCCCGCGCCGCCCGAGCCCTACGTCCGCGCCGGCGAGATCTGGCAGCTGGGCGGGCATCGGATCATGTGCGGCGACAGCACGAACGCCGATCATGTCGCGGCGCTGATGCGCGGTGAGCGCGCGCAGCTGATGGCGACCGATCCGCCGTACCTGGTCGACTACACCGGCGGCAACCACCCGCAGAGCCACGTCAACCGTCCGGACGTCAAGGACAAGGGGTGGGACGCCTACACCGATCCGGCGACCGGCGTCGCGTTCTACCGGGACTTCCTCGTGGTGGCCCTGAAGCACCTGGACCCCGACGCGCCCGTCTACCAGTGGCACGCCGACCTGCGCCGCGCGCTGGTGATCGAGGCCTGGGAGCAGGCGGGCCTGCTGCTCCACCAGATCATCGTCTGGGTGAAGGAGCGCGGGGTCCTGACCCGGTCGCACTTCATGTGGCAGCACGAGCCCTGCGCCTACGGCTGGGTGAAGGGCAACCAGCCGTCGCGCCGGCCGCCGTCGGCGGAGCGCTCGGTGTGGAACATCAGCCAAGCGGGCGAGCAGGATGGCATCCACCCGACGCAGAAGCCCGTCGAGGTCGTCCGCCGCCCGATCGAGTGGCACACCAGCGCCGGCGACCTGCTGTACGAGCCGTTCAGCGGATCCGGCACCGCGATCATCGCGGCGGAGATGATGAGCCGGCGCTGCTACGCGATGGAGCTCTCGCCCGCCTTCGTCCAGGTCGCCATCGAGCGCTGGCAGGCCTTCACGGGCCGCGAGGCCGTCCGGGTCCATGGCTGACGAGTGGGGCTCGTGGGAGCCCGACGTCCCGGCGATCGCGTCCACAGAGTCGACGGCACCCACCCCAGGGCCCGCCGATCACGTCTGGCCGGGCTGGGCCGCTCACTTCATCGAGCTCTACGCCCAGCTGGGGGTGGTGATGTTGGCGGCGCGCGGCGCCGGCGTCGACCGGTCCATGCCGTACCGGCTGCGCCAGGAGAGCCAGTCGTTCGCCCAGGCCTGGGAGGACGCCCGGGAGGCGAGCATCCAGGCGCTCGAAGCGGAGGCTCGCCGGCGCGCCATGACCGGCTCGGACCGGCTGCTCCAGTTCCTGCTGAAGGCCGCCCGGCCCGCCATGTACCGCGAGAACTACCGCGTCGAGCACGTGGGCGACGGGGGCGGCCCGATCCAGACCCAGGCCATCGTCCCGGCCGAGCTCCAGGACCACGAGCGCGCGGCGCTGCGCAGGGCGATCGACGCTGCGCTGGCGGCCGAGGCCGACACGGAGCCGGTCGGGTGAAGCGCGCTGCCGCCATCGGGTGCCTGGCTGGCGTGGCGCTGGTCCTGGCGGGCTGGTCGCTCGCCTTCGTCCTGCTGTGGGGGAGCATCCGGGGGCTGCGAGGCGCCTGGTGAACGCGGCGCTGGCGGCGCTCCCCCGCCACGTGCTGGAGGCGATGCGGGCCGAGCTCGGCCCCGCGGTGTTCGCCTCGCCGGAGCAGGAGCGCTTCTTCGACTCGAGTGCCCGGGAGCTCCTGTACTCCGGGTGGATGGGCGCCGGCAAGAGCCGCATCCTGTGCGAGAAAGGCTGGTACCTCGCCAACCGCTACCCCGGCAGCACCATCGGGATCTTCCGGAAGGTCGCCGCGTCCATCCCCGCCACGACGCTCCGGACGTTCACCCGGGACGTGATGGACCTGCGCCGCGTGGTCTCGCGCAACCTGACCGAGTCGTGGTACGAGCTCGCCAACGGGTCCCGGATCTACTTCCTGGGCCTGGACCCGAACCCGGTCACCGGGGTCCCGTCCAAGATCGGCTCGCTGGAACTGGCCTGGGCCGGCGTGGACGAGGCGGTCGAGCTCACCGAGGGCGACTGGACGATGCTGATGGGGCGCCTCCGTGATCCGCGGATCCCGTACCACCAGATCGCGGCGGCCACCAACCCCGCCGATCCGAAGCACTGGCTGAAGCTCCGGTTCACCCCTGGCGACGCCGAGCACGAGTACCTGCGCGCGTCGACCAACACGATGCTGCCGTCCGACTACCAGTCCATCCTCGACGCGCTGCCCGACAACGCGATCGGCCGGCGCCTGGGCAAGGGCGAGTGGGCCGCGGTCGAGGGCGCCATCTGGACGCTGCCGCCCGAGCAGATCAAGCCGCCGTCCGGCGACTCGAAGCGGACCGTCGCCGGCGTCGACTGGGGCTTCGTCCACCAGTTCGCCGTGGAGGTCGTGGGCCAGTCCGGATCCGGGCGCCTGGGCGTGCGGGCCGAGCTCTACGCCGCGGGCAAGGCGCTCGATCAGCTGGTCGAGCCCTGGATCGGACCAGGCGGCGTGCGCCCCGGCATCGCGCAGCTGTGCGAGGAGCACGACGTCGCCGTCCTGGCGTGCGATCCGTCCGAGCCGTCCCTGATGAGCCAGCTGGAGCGCCTGCTGGGCGAGCACCGCGCGCGCCATGGATCGGAGTGCCGGCTGCGCGCGAAGGTGAAGGCGGCCACGAACACGATGGCCACCGGGCTCCAGGCGGTGGACAAGGCCTTCCGCGCGGGGATGACCGTCGACCCGTCCTGCGCCGGTCTCATCGGGGAGATCCCCGGCTACACCTGGGCGCCGGACAAGAAGGGCGGGTTCCACGAGCGGCCCGTCGAGGTGGGCGACGACGCGTGCGACGCGCTGCGCTACGCGGTCATGGAGTTCGAGCCCGATCCCTCCAACCCCTGGGCCGGGATGCGCAGCGCCGGCGGCGTGGCGTGAGGATCGAGCGGGTCCATCCGAGCGCCATGGACGGGGCTCCACCGTGCTCCTGCCCGGCCGGGGTCTGCCGCGCGGACTTCGAGCATCTGCCGCGCCCGGGGTGCCGCATGGGGGTGCGCTCCGTCGTGCCGAGGATGGGCCCGCCACAGGGGCTTCCGCTGCGCGCTACCCTTCAGTCGCACCGCATCCCTGACGACGGCACGGAGCATGACCTGAGCACCCGGTGCTCCTGCCAGCCGACGATCCGGGTCGAGCACCACGAGAGGGAGGGTCAGTGAACACCAAGGTCCCGATCCTCGACGTCGTCCTGGTGTTCCTGGTGGTGGGCCTGGCGCTCACCCCCTGGCCCTGGCTGGCGCTCCTGGGGGGCGCTGGGTACTACGCCGGCGTCGCGTTCCTGATCGACCGTCGCACGCCCGAGGCGCCCGCGACCCCGCCCGCGGATGGTGACCGATGAGCGTGCAGATCCCGCCCCGTCCAGCGGCACCGACCGTCGCGTCTCCCTCCAGCGCGAAGGCCGGGCCGCTGGGCCCGGGGGCCGGGAAGCTGATGACCGAGTACCTGCTGCCGGCGATGCTGCCGACGCAGCCCCAGCAGCGGATGAAGAAGGCCTGGCAGATCGGGGAGTCGGTCGCCTACGTCTTCGCCGCCGAGCGCGTGATCAGCGGCAAGATCGCGGGCATGTCGCCCGTCGACGCCGACGACGAGCACGGCATCGGCTGGCACCTGGAGGATCCGGACGGCGAGACCGTCGATGACGCGTACCCCGTGGTCGCGGCGCGCGAGGCCTTCCAGGTCCTGAGCAAGCCCATGGGCGCGCTGTCGCTGGACGAGGCGGGTGGCATCCGCCAGTCGCGCCGGACGCAGTGGGAGCTCACGTCCCGCCATGCCGGGCTGTGCGGCACGGCGTTCTGGGTGCTCGATGGCATCAACGCCTTCGGGTTCCCCCGGGCCATCCTGTACTGCCGGCCCGACCGCATCAGCCCCGACGCCCCGAAGGGCACGCTGCAGGGCTGGCGCCTGGACGCCGGCGAGCCCGGCAAGCCCGAGGGCATCCCCCTCTCGCGCGACGAGGTCGTGCCGTTCTACCTCCAGGCCCCGAACGAGGGGTTCGTGGCATCGGGCCTGGTCGAGGCGGCCATCACCAAGGCGCAGCTGAACAGCGCGATCGACCGCTACTTCACCCAGGTCATCGCCGGCGGCGGCCGGCTCTCGGGCATCATCGCGCCCCGCGACGGGCGGATTGACGACGATGCCGTGTACCAGCAGCTGCTCCGGGACTGGCGCAACGTCACCGAGCAGCCCGAGGCGGCGAAGCGCCTCCAGGTCGTGCGCGCCCCGGTCGACTTCACCCGGACGGTGAACACCCCCGCGGAGATGGGCCTGATCGACCTGATGACCCGGAACCGGGACGACCTGCTGGCGCTGTGGGGCGTGCCGTACTCCCAGGTCGGCGGATCGCCGGCGGCCGGGATGGGCATGGGCGAGGCGCGCGACAGCGACCGCCAGGCCCTGTGGGAGAACGCGGTGATCCCGCGCCTGGCGATGATGGCCGAGCCGATCCAGGACCTGCTCGATCGCCTGGAGCCCGAGCTTGGCTGGGCGCCTCGCTTCGTCCTGGATCTGCCCGAGCTCGAACCCGACGCCACGAAGTGGGACCGCGCCAAGAAGGCCGAGGGCGTGGCCATGCGCAACGTCGAGCGGCGTGCACTGGTCGGGCTGCCGCCGTTCGGGGAGGAGGTCGTCGGCCCGTCCGGGAAGCCCCTGGACGAGGAGGTCTGGCTGCCCATCAACCTGACGTCGATCGACGCCGAGCCCGAGCCCGCGCTGCCGGCCGCGCCGTCGCTGCAGCTGCTCAGCGGCGGCGCCGAGACGGAGCAGGAGGACCAGGCGGAGACGGATCACCAGGAGCAGGAGGACGCTGCCGACGAGGGCGTGCCCACCGAGGCGGTCGGTGCCGCCAAGGCGAAGCTCCCGTCCGGGATGGGCAAGCTCCGCAGCACGCTCGATCGACGCGTCACCCCCGCGCTGCAGAAGGCGGTGCAGAAGGTCCTGGACGACCAGCGCGACACGGTGGCGACTCGAGTCGAGCGCGCCTGGTCCCGCATCCAGGCCCACCCCGCGGACGAGCAGGCCTGGTGGCCCAGCGAGAAGAAGAGCAACGCCGCCATGCTCGGCGCGCTGAAGCCGGCGCTCCTGGGCGTGGGCGAGCTCGTCGGGGACCACGTCGAGAAGTCGATGGGCGGGAAGAAGGCCGGCGGCAGCATGGGCGCGGCGTCGAAGCGTGCCGTCCAGTCCGTGCTCACCCGCGGCGCCGCGCGCGTCACCCGGATCGACCAGACCACCCGGGAGGGGCTGCGCAAGCTCCTGGCCGACGCGGTGAAGCAGGGGCTCTCCCCGAAGGAGGCCGGCGACCTGGTCCGCGCCTGGTCCGGCTTCGATGAGTACCGCGCCGAGCGCATCGCGCGGACGGAGCTCATGTTCGCCTACAACGCGGCCGCGCTCGACAGCTACGCCGCGCTCGGAGCGGAGCGGGTCGAGGCGATCGACGGCGACGACGACGAGGAGTGCGCCGCGCGCAACGGCCAGGTCTACACGCTGGCCGAGGCCGAGGCGATCGAGGACCACCCGAACGGCACCCTCGACTGGGCGCCGGTCCTGTAGGCGAAGGAGAGCACCATGACCGGATCCCTGGCCGCTGGCCACGCCGCGCGAGGCGCCGGCATCCTGATGAGCCTGTTCGACCTGATCAGCTGCGAGGCGGACGAGGCCGACCAGGTCGGGATGCTCACCGACGCGGTCGATGCCGTGAACCGCTGGATGACGGCGGAGCGCGCGGAGGTCGGGTCGCCCGACGACCTGGCCGCCTACCAGTCGATGTACCCCGGCGTGAAGGGCTGGAGCCAGGCGATGAAGGCCGAGCCCATCACCGAGGGCGGCGCGCTCGATCGGTGGCTGGGTGGCCAGATCCCCCGCCGCGTGCTGATGATCCCGTTCGGCGGTCCGCTGCCGGGCGGCAAGGCGGGGCTCGACATCGACGGCGAGTACTTCCACGAGGGCACCGACCTGTTCGGCCCGTTCCCGTCGCTGCGCAGCACGCGCGATCGCCTGGTCGACTGGCACCACGGGGTGGACCCGAAGGGCGCCATGAAGGGCGCCATCCTGGGCCGCGTGGTCATGGACGAGAAGCCCGAGAGCGACGGGCTGTGGGCGGACTTCTGGGCGAACGCCGGCGAGAAGCGGCGCGAGCTCGTGGCCGCCCTGGAGCGCCGCGGCGTCCCGCTGTTCGGCTCGTCCCAGGCGATCCCCACCGCCGTCCGGAAGGCGGCCGACGGAGCCATCGACGTCTGGCCCGTCATCCGGCACACGATCACGACCAGCCCGCAGAACACCTACGCGGTCGTCCCCGCCCTGAAGGCGATGTTGACGACCGATCTACCATCCGAAGCCATGAGCACCGCTTCCCTCCGGGTGGCGCTGCTCGGCCAGGACGCACCATCGCGCTCCGCCGCTCCCGCGGGATCGGACGGGATCGCAGCTGGGTTGGCGCCCGAGACGCTCGCCAAGCTGGACCAGGCGCTGACCGGCATCGCCGCGTACCTCGCCTCGCTCCAGGGCTGATCCCCACCAGTCGGGAGGACCCTTCACGTGGATCCCAGTGCGCTCATGCGCTACGAGGGGAACGTCCACGGCTTCGCCGTGTACATGACCCTGATGATGGCGCTCTCGGCCGTCGGCGCCGTGCCCATCGGCACGAAGAAGAACGGCGACCCCATCTATCCCATGGCCGGCGGCGATGGCACCGGCGAGCTCAACGCCCGACTCGACACCCTGATCGGTGAGCTTCGGCGCGTGAGCGACACGCGCCAGGAGACCAACCCCGCTGCGAAGGCCGCGGACGGTGCGCGGTACGCGCCGGCGCTCGACGCCAGCGCTGACCTGGCCGCGAAGCTCTCCGCCGCGGAGGCCGAGCTCGGTGCCATCAAGGCGCGCGACGAGCAGGCGGCCCGCAAGGCGGAGATCCAGGAGGCCGTCCGCGAGGCGCTCCATGGCGCCCGCAACCCCTCCGTCGCCGGCGCGGTCATGGCCCAGGCGGCTGCGGCCGGCTCCCAGGGCAGCGGCCGCTACAAGCAGGGCGGGGGCTTCGCCGGCAAGGCGCACCCGTTCCTGGACGAGACCTTCCGCGACTACCAGCCCGGCGAGGTCCTGCACGCCCTGATGGGCTTCAAGGGCCAGCTGAGCGACGGCATCGACGTCGAGGGCATCAACGCCGCCAAGGCCAAGCTCGAAGAGCTCGGCATGATCTGGATGGGCGTCCCCCAGGCGTCGAAGGCGACCCTCGGTACCACCGGCGCGACCGGCGGCTACGTGCTGCCGAACAACCTGGTCGACACCGTGGTCAAGCCCAAGACCCAGCAGGCGGTCCTGCAGAACCTGGTCACGATCATCAACGGCGTGAGCGTCCGTGGTGTCGATCAGCCGTACCGCCTGGGTGCTCCGACCCGGATGACCTTCCAGGACTGGGGCACGACCAAGGAGAACCTGAACGAGACCTACGGCTCGTACACGGCCAACCTCGGCACGCTCGCTCGGGTCATGGATATCGCCAAGCAGTACGCGCGCTTCAGCGCCGGCGCTGCCGAGACGGACGTGATGGACGAGCTCACCCGGGCCGCCATCCTGGGCGAGAACTACTACATGGTGGCTGGCGCCGGCACGGGCGGCACCGGCACGGGCGACCCGACGACGGGCGTCTACACCAGCCTGAACGCGACCCCGACCTTCCTCGGGTACAAGGGCGCGTTCTCGGGCGCCAGCAACAGCACCGTGGCCGGGTCCCTCGCGGCCGCGATGACGTCGCTGTTCGCCTCCCTGGCGGGCCGCAACCGGGAGGCCAGCGCGGTGCTGGTCGACTCGACCACGTACTGGACGGCGATCGCCCAGGGCTCTGACACGGCTGGCTTCTGGGTGTCGCCCACGGGCGGCCCCACCGGGTTCACCCGGACGGAGTCGGGCGGCCTGGCCTTCTGGGGTGTGCCGATCTTCTACGACACCAACCTCGGCACGAACGCGGCGACGAAGATCGCCATGGCGGCCGACTGGAAGGCGTTCAAGCTGTACCGCGGCATGGAGTTCCGGATCGACTCCAGCGACGTGGCCGGCGACCGCTGGGACAAGAACCTGATCGGCTTCCGCGCGGAGGAGGAGATCGGCTTCAACGCCGACACCGCCGTCCACGTGGGCGCTGCTCAGCTGCTCACGGCGGTCATCCCGTAGACCCCACAGCGCCCGCGGTGTAGGGCGCACGAAGGTTGTCGAAGGCCCCGGCCATTGGTCGGGGCCTTCGCACGTCTGCTAGGCTCCGGTCGGCCCCCGGCCATGCCGGCCGGCGGGGCGCTTCAACCGCCGGCCGGCACCACGGATGAAGCGATCGGAGGGAAGCGATCCGATGGGCACCGTCTGGATCGACGGCGAGCGACGAGAGCTCGGTCGTCACGGCAACCTGGAGCGCTGCGCGTTCCAGACCCCTGGTGGACGGACGATGGTGGTCGACGTGCGGGTCGACACGTCCGACTGGAACACGATCAACGCCTGCTCGGGCACGAACAACGAGTACGGCATCACGGGCGGCCTGGCCGGCTGCGCGGTCGACGTGGGCGCGCACATCGGCGCCTGGTCGGTCCCGCTGCTCCTGGACAACCCGGACCTGAGGCTCGTGGCGATCGAGGCCCTGCCGGAGAACGTCCTGCTCCTGGAGTCGAACCTGCGCCTGAACGGGCTGCTCGACCGGAGCGTGATCCGCCACGGCGCCGCGAGCGACACCGACGTCCCGGTGCGCATCGGGTACACCGAGGGCGACCCGCACCACGAGTTCATCGGCGGCGCCAACCGCACCGGACGCAACGTCCTGGTGCCGGGGGTGACGCTCCAGCACGCGATGACCGAGGCGCTCAACGTCGCGGGCGTCACCACCATCGCCATCCTGAAGTGCGACTGCGAGGGGTGCGAGTACCCCTTCCTCCAGGGCCCCGAGCTCGCGCGGGTCGAGCGCATCGTGGGCGAGGTCCACTTCGGATCCGAGCAGCTGCGCCGCCAGCTGGAGGCCACCCACGACGTGACCTTCCCGGCCTTCGATCAGAACCCGGACTTCGGTCCCTTCACCGCGGTGCTCCGATGACCCGCGAGATCCCTGCCATCACGCCGCCCACGTTCTGCACCGAGTGCGGCTCCCGGCTCGTGGAGACCAGCAAGGATCAGCACCACGGGTTCGATCCGCTCACCGGCCAGCCGCTGCCGGCGACCGAGCACGTGACCCGCACGTGCTCCACCGGGCGACCCCATGACACCTGGGTGCTCACCAGGGCGGGCACCCCCAGCGCCGCCTGGGTGAAGCTGTGAACGTCCTGCTGCTCCTCGCTCACTCCATCGCGGAGTACGACGACCTGCGGATGCTCACGGACCTGGGGTACGACGTCTTCTCGATCGGCGCCTACACCGACCCGCGCAACCCCGGCGACGACAAGCGGCCGGCGCTCCCCCAGGCGCCATGGCATCCCGAGCTCGCGGCGCTCGTCGCCGGCGACCAGATGCGCCACAAGGGCCACCTGCCCGCCGATCTCATCGACTGGGCGGACGTGATCATCGCCCACCACTTCGTCCGGGAGTGGCTCCTGGGCCAGTGGCCTCGCATCCGACCGCGCGGTGGGAAGCGGGTCATCTGGCGGACCTGCGGCCAGTCGGACACCCGGCTGGAGGAGGTGATGACGCCCCTCCGCGCGGACGGCTTGGAGGTCGTGCGGTACTCGCCGGCGGAGCGCGCCTTCTTCGAACCCACCGGTCGGTGGGCTGGCGAGGACGCGCTCATCCGCTTCGGCAAGTACGTGGACGACTACGGGCCCTGGGATCCGGAGCCCCTCGGCGGCGTGCTCAACGTCACCCAGCACATGGTTGACCGCGGCGACTGGTGCGGGCTGACCTGGTACGGCATGGCGACCAAGGGGCTCGCGGAGGAGCACGGGATGCCGGTCCGCCCGGCCGGCCCCGGCAGCGAGAAGCTCCCTGGCGGGCTCGGCGCGCTGGCGCCCGACGAGATGCGCGAGTACCTGCGCCACGGCCAGGCCTACCTCTACACCGGCACGATGCCGGCCAGCTACACCCTCGGGCTGATCGAGGCGCTGCTGTCCGGGGTCCCGGTGGTGTCCATCGGCCGCGAGTCGTGGATGGGGCCGGACGTGCTGTTCGAGGCGCCCGACCTGATCGCTCAGCCGGACCTGGCCTTCGATGATCCGTGGGCGGCGAACCTGATGCTGCGCGAGATCCAGGACAGTCCCCGGACCGGCCAGGCGATCAGCCGGCTGCAGACCACCTGGGCGCGGCAGCTGTTCGACGTCCAGGTCGTCGGTCGCCAGTGGGCGGACCTGCTGGGCGAGCCGGCGCGGCCGATCACGGAAGGGGACGCCGTCCGATGAAGGTCCTGTGCGACGCGATCCATGCGGATCTGTGGGAGTCGCTCCGCCTGCTGTTCGAGGTCCGCTTCGGCTGGGAGCTCTACCGCCCGATCGGCTGGGACTGGAAGGAGCGCGGGATCTGGCGCTTCGAGCAGCACCAGCCGTACGGGGAGGGGGTCGCCCACCAGTTCCTGGACCAGTGGCCGGGCGACGCGTCGGTCATCGACACCCGCCTGGACCCGCTGCCCATCGAGAGCGTGGCCTACTCGCTGCGCAACGACACCACCCACCCCGGCCAGGTCCAGCGCCTGGTCACCTGGCAGCAGGCCATGGACCTGAAGCCCGACCTGGTGCTCTGCACCCTGGCCGAGAACGAGCAGGGGATGTGGACGTTCGCCCAGGAGGTCGGGGCGCACTACGGCATCCAGGTCGGGAACCAGGGCGCCGAGAACCTGTGGCCCATCGCGGAGTTCGGGCTGCTCAGCGTGACCACGCCGGGCCTGACCCCGTGGAAGCCCTTCGTCACCTACCACCAGGAGTTCGACCTGGGGCTCTTCCGGCCGGACGGTGGCGGCGGAGCGATCGGGGACCTGGTGATGAACCGCGTCCAGTGCACCACCCAGACCCCGGACCACGAGCGCTGGCGCCGGCTGGCGGCCATGGTCCCGGAGGCGCGCTGGCGGTGGTACGGGCACTGCGAGCCGCGCGACGAGTGGTGGGGCGGCGACCACAGCACCACCGCGGAGGTCGCGGCGTCGATGCACCAGGCGTCGATCGCCTGGCATCCGAAGCGATGGTCGGACGGCTACGGGCACGTCATCCACAACTGGTTCGCCATCGGCCGGCCGGTCATCGCGTCCGCCGGGTACTACGCCGACAAGCTCGCGGGCCCGCTGTTCGAGGAGGGCGTGACGAGCTTCGACATGGACCGGATGAGCGACGGCGACCTGGCCGTCGTGGTCCGGAAGCTGCTCCGCCACGACGACCTGTGGCAGCGGATGTGCGAGGCCGCGGCGGATCGGTTCGCCCAGGTCGTGAGCTTCGACGCCGAGGCCGAGGCCATCCGGACGATGCTGGACGGCATCCTCAGCGACCGTCTGGTGCGGCCGTGAGCCGACGTCATCGGAGTGCACTTCTCCACACCAGGAACGCGAGGAATGGCTCGCCACGCCTCGGAAGCGCCGTCGCCCATGCGATCCGATGCGCGGCGCGCCTGCGAGGCACGTGGGCCAACGTGGGCGCCCACGGGCGAAGGTGGCGCTGATGGGATACGACTGCCCGTGCGGGACCAGCGTTGGGACCCGCGCGCACTGGTGCGAGTGGAAGCAGGAGCAGCACGCGGAGCGCGTCGAGAAGCTGCTGGCCCTCATCGCTGCCGGGGTGGCGGCCGTGGCGGGGGTGGAGCCCACGAGCGCGGCCGTGACCGAGCTAGTGCGCCTGACAGACAAGCGCAGGGAGGCCTTCGAATGACCCGCTTGCTGATCCTGGGCGACACCGCCGGCACCGGGTTCGGCACGGTCACGCGCGACCTGGCCGCGGCGATGGTCCGGCGCGGCGAGGACGTGCGCATCGTCTCGATGAACGAGGACGCCCGGTTCCGGGTGGACCCGGGGTTCCCCCCGATCCTCCTGGACCGGGTGATCATGCTCGGCAGCGAGCACGGGTGGCTGACGCTGGGCGAGGGATCGCCCCAGGGCCAGGCTGCTCGGGAGGCGCTGCTGGCGGCCGCGCGCGGGGTGTTCACCGGGCACACCGTGCGGGGCTGGGTCCCCGAGGCGGTGCTGATCATCGGGGACATGGCCAGCCTCCGGATGAGCCCCTGGCCGTCCTGGCTCCCGCCCGACATGCCGGCCTTCAACTACGTGCCCATCGAGGGCGTCGGCATCCCCCCGCGGTGGAAGCACCTGTGGGACCGCGTCCGACCCGTGGCGATGTGCGAGTTCGGCGCCGACCAGATCGCGGAGGTCATGGGCGAGCGCCCGCCCGTCGTGCTGCACGGCGTCGACCCCGAGGGCTTCTGGCCCGTCTCCGGGAAGCGCCCGATCGCCCTGCAGGTCTCGCGCAACAAGCGGGTGGTGCTCCGATCCCGCGCGGAGTGCCGGCAGTTCCTCGGCTGGCCCATGGGCGGCACGGTGCTGTTCCGGGCGGACCGGCACATGCCGCGGAAGAACTACGCCGCGCTGTTCCGGGAGGTCGCTCCCGTGCTCGCGAAGCACCCCGACTCGGTGCTCATCTGGCACTGCCGATCCGTCGACCAGGGCGGGGACCTTCGGGACGAGGCGTCGAAGTACCCCGACTTCATCGCGGCGCGGATGGCCACCACCGGGTTCCACGACGACCCCACGAAGCAGGGCGTCCCGCGCTCCCTGCTGAACGTGATGTACAACGCCGCCGACGTGTACGTGAGCACCAGCGCGGAGGGCTTCGGGCTGACGATCGCGGAGGCGCTCGCGTGCGGCACGCCCGTGGTGGGGCTCGACTACAGCAGCGTGCCCGAGGTCATCGGGCCCGCGGGGGTGACAGTCCCGGTCGCGTTGCAGGACAATCCCTACAGCTACTTCTGGGCGATGCCCAAGCCGGGCACCTTCACGGAGGCCGTGGAGCGCCTGGTGGTCGATCGAGAGGAGCGCCATCGGCTCGGACTCCTGGGTCCGTCCCACGTGGCCAGGTTCAGCTGGGAAGCGGCAGCAGAGCAGTTCAGCGCCATCGTGGCGGGAGCCGAGGCCCCGGCGCCCCCGCCAGTCCCGGTGGGACGGCGCATGGCAGCCCTGGGGCTCGTGGGAGCGCACCGCCAGTGAATCTGATCGTGACGCCGGCGCAGGTCCGCGCCTACCTGGAGCTCAACGAACCCGGCTCGACCAGCCGGTACTCCGACGAGACCATCGCCTCGAACATCCGCGGTGTGCAGAGCGACCTGGAGTCGGTCACCCACCGGTTCCTCTACGACCACCCGGGGATCACCTGGGCCGGCACCACCATGCTCGCGGCGCAGGTCGCGCTGCCCGGGTTCCGATCGATCGCGTCCTGCACCTGGGGCGGCGCCACGATCAGCGTCGCGGTGCCGGGCGACGGCAACGAGTCGCCGTCCGCCTGGGGCCTGTGGGAGCCGTCCCCCGGCATCCAGGACGACGCGCGCCTGATCATCGCGCTCCAGTTCCGCGCCTGGCGCGTCGACAACGACATGCCGTGGTGGTACGCGGATCCGCGCTGGTGGGACAAGGCGCTCGACAACCCGTTCTACCCGGGGAACTACGGCGGCGGCTACGCCTGGACGTCGCTGCCGAACGACCTGGTCATCGTGGGCGACGGTGGCTACCCCGCGGGGTCCGAGCCGGAGCGCGTCAAGGACGTGGTCAAGATCTACGCCGCCTGGAAGACCATGCGCCCCTCGGGGCTCCTGGGCGGCATCGCCATCACCGGTGGCGGCGGCACGGTCGACTACTCCAGCCTGCCGCCGGAGGTCCGGGACTTCATCGCAGACTTCAGCATCGGCCAGCAGGTCGCCTCGATGTGAGCGGCTTGGAGGGGTACGACGCGCTGGTCGCCCGGATCGACGCGGTCGAAGGGACGAAGGTCCGGGTGGCCATGGTGCACCGCTGGCAGCTGCGCACCACCCGGGAGGCCAAGATCCTGGTCCCCCGGAAGACCGGCAACCTGGGACGGACCATCCACCCCGGCGAGGCCACGGAGGAGGGCGGGTCGGTCATCGCCTCCGCGGGGTACGCGCGCTACGTGGAGGAGGGCACCCGGGGCGGCCAGGTCATCGAGCCGCTCCCCGGGCGCATCGGGCGTAACGGCCGGCCCGCAGCGCTGGCCTGGGGCGGCCCCAGGCGCCTCTCCGGGTCGCTCGCAGCCGGCGGGTCCCCCACGACCTTCCGGCGCCGCGTGATCCGCGGATCCACCCGCGCCCAGCCCTTCCTCCGCCCGGCAGCGCAGATCGCGCTGGAGCACGAGAACCTGGCGGACGAGTACATCCTGGCCTGGAACGCAGCAGCCTGAGGAGGGCGACGTGAGCAACGGGATCAAGCACGCGAAGCAGTCGGGGCTCCCCGCCGATGGAGGCGACACGTCGGTCGTCCAGCCGACCGACTGGTACGCCGAGCACACCGGCGGTCTCCAGTCCGCCACGGTCACCCTGACCAGCGCGGAGATCCTCGCGCTGGTCGAGACGCCCGTGGAGCTCGTCGCGTCCCCGGGCGCCGGGCACTGGCTCCTGGTGTTCAAGGTGGTCACGAGCCTGGGCTTCGGGACCGTCCCCTATGCCATCGTGGACGGCTCCCCGAGCATCGTGTACCAGGGCGGCATCGGGCTGGTGGCCGACGTCGCGGTGCTGGTCGGGTCGCAGAGCATCACCGCGACCTACACGCCGGACCTGACGGGGCAGGATCTTCCGGATGACCTGCCCATCATCATCCGGGGTGGCGACAGCAACCTCATCGACGGCGACAGCACCCTCACCGTGACCGTCTGGTACGAAGACGTGGCCGCATGACCGGCGCCTTCCAGGCCAACGCCTTCCAGAACAACGCCTTCCAGACGGGCGGCCGGTTCGTCCCGATCATCCCGACGAGCTACCAGACGGACCGGCAGGACCTGAACGACGCGCTGGAGGCGCTCATCGACGCGTTCATCCAGTCCACGAACTACGGGGTCGTCCGGAAGTTCTGGTCGCAGATGCCGGCCAGCCTCACGGGCGAGGGGCCGATGGTGGTGCTGGGCGATATCACCGAGGCGGTCAAGCACGACGAGAGCCTGCGGATCACGGTCTACACCGGGTCCATCTGGTACATCGACTGGCTGACCGACCCGGCCGAGTACAACACCCGGGTCAACACCTTCGCGGACATGATGCGCGACCTGTTCACCGCCAACCCCACGATCAGCCCCCGCGGGCTGCTGGAGGAGGTCGGGTTCCAGGAGGGAGAGATCCGCCAGGGCACGCTGGTGTTCGGGGCCCCGCAGCTGCTCTTCCGGTGGAACGTCCTGGAGGGGAGGAACTGACCATGATCGGGGCTGGCGTCCTGCTCTACGATGCCGCCATGCCGGTGATGACTTCGCCGGCGCACGAGCCGACCACTCGGCACGGCACCCCGGACCGTCATCGGAAGACCACCAACCGGCACGACCGGCACGACCCGAAGGGACCGAGCAAGCCCAAGAACGAGCGCCAGCCCAGCACCGGGCACCACCGCAACCCGACCAAGAAGGGTCCGGGCCGCCACAAGAGCGCGCCGGCGACGCCCGATGTGGCGCCCCCGGTGGGAGGCCAGACCCCCCGCACACCGACGCTCGGCACCCTGCCGAACACGAGAGGAGCATCGAGGTGACCGTCCAGGCGATGCCCGGCAACGTTCGGTTCCGAGCGTTCCAGCTGGGTCTTCAGTCCGATCTGCTGACCGCGGTCGACGCGACGCGTCGCGTGCCGTGGCGCTACAACCCCACGGTCGATCCGCACTGGACGTTCCCCGACGTCGACACCGGCACGCTCGACCCGGCGATCGCGCCGTACCGGATGGCGGTCGACGTCACCGGCCAGGGCACCGGTCCGCTCGCGGCGGACGACGCGCAGATCCTGTGGGCGCTGCTGCTGAAGGGTGGCGTCACCCCCACGGGCGGCCCGGCCTACAGCTGGGCGTTCCAGCCCGCGAGCACCAGCGCGGACGCCTACGACGTGGTGAGCGGCGAGTGGGGCGACGAGGTCACGGGCGACCAGTTCCGCTACATCGGCGGGATCATCGACCAGCTGCAGCTGACCTTCCCGCAGGACCTGGGGCCGATCCAGGTCCAGGCGGACTTCCGCTTCGCCCAGGTCGAGTACCCGCACACCCGGCAGAGCCTCTACGTCGACACGAACCCGGTGTGGCTCTACGGCGCCGACACCGCGCTCTACATCAACGACACCGCGGGGTCCATCGGGATCACCCGGATGGTCGACTCGATGCACGACGCGACCCTGACGATCGCGTCGAACACCGACGTGAAGCGCTTCTCGAACGGGTCCAACGCCAACTTCGCGGTGAGCGGCTACGGGCGCGGCGAGCGGACGCTGGAGACGACGTTCAACCTGGCCAAGAGCCAGCAGGCCCTGCAGGAGTTCGCGGACTGGCTGAACGCCAACCCCGTCGAGCGCTTCGTGGTCCTGGACACCACGAGCCGGGAGTTCGTGACGGGGTCCACCCCGTACCAGCAGAAGATCAAGTTCGCGGGCTACTGGTTCACCCGGCAGGAGAGCACGGTCGGGAGCAACACCACGGCCCAGCTGGTCTGCAAGCACGTGGTGGATCCCAACCTGCCGGCGCCCATCGATGTGAAGGTGGTCAACGCGATGGCCACCCTCCTGGCGCCTCCGGCATGAGCAACGTTCGGGTCCCGGTGGGAGCGTGCCGGTGTCCGAACGCTCCGCACGTGGATGGGGACTGGGTCGAGCTTCGGCCCACCCCCACCATCGACATCGGCGCCGCGGTCTACGCCGCGGTGCAGAAGTGGGGCGACGACCCGATCCAGCTGCAGGTCGCGTGGACCCGCGCCTACCTGCGGTACGGGATCGCCGCCTGGTCGTTCGTGGACGTGGCCGGCGACCCGGTCCCGATCCGGCCCATGTCGGACGGCTACGACGAGCTCATCGCTCGCCTGCTGCCGTTCGACCAGGGGGGCTTCGACGTCGCGGACCGGTGCGACGACCTGTACGCGGAGACCGTCCTGCGCCCATTGATGACCCGGCTGTCGTTGATGCGCTCGCCGGGTGGGCAGACGGCCGGGTCGACATCTCCCACCCCCGCTACCTCGCCGTCGCTCCCGATGCCGTCCGAGCCATCCTCGCCCACCACCACGGATGGGATGCCGTCCGCGGACCTGGACCGATGACCCTCCACGAGGCCCAGCTGTCGCTGCAGCTGCTCGCGGAGGAGCGCCTGGGCGCCCCGAACCGCCAGGCCTGGTACCGGGCCATGGCGGAGGAGAACGCGGCCGCTGAGGCCGCCGCTGGCGCCGTGGCGGCGATCGAGCGAGGGAGGCCCTGAACCATGGCGCTCGCGGAGACCGCGGAGCTCGTAGCTGACCTGCGGCTGAAGAACAACCTGAGCCCCACGGCCAACCAGGCGAAGAAGGATCTGGCCGGCCTGGACGCTGCCACCGAGGGGACGACGCAGAAGGTCGGCATCCTGGGATCCGTGGCTGCGCGGACGTCGGGGTCCATGGAGCACTTCCGCGGGCGCGTCGGGAACCTGACGAAGGGCATCGGCATCCTCGGACTGGGCGGCGCGGTCGTCGGTCTGACCGCGTTCCTCAAGGACAGCTACAAGGCGGCGACCCAGTTCGGGGACACGGTCATCCGGATCTCCACGCTCACCGGTGTGGGCGAGGGCCGCGTGAGCCAGTTCGTGGACGCCTTCGACAAGCTCGGTGTCAACGCCGAGAAGAGCGAGCGGATCCTGGGCTTCCTCACCAAGACGGTGGGCAACCTGACGCAGACGCGGAAGGATGCCAAGAAGGTCGAGGACGAGTACGGGTTCAGCCTGATCAACAGCAACGGGCGGGTGAAGGACTCGCTCACCATCGTCCGCGACTTCACCAGCTACTTCGAGAACAAGCAGATCCCGGCCCAGCAGAAGGCGGCCCTGGGAGCGAAGCTCTTCGGGCGCTCCTGGACCGACATGATCCCGATCTTCGAGAAGGGCCGGAAGGGGTACGACGAAGCGATCGCCTCCGCCATGAAGCTCTCGAAGGAGGACGTCGCCAACCTGAAGAAGAGCCGCGACGCCACCCGGAACTTCAACGACGCGCTGGGCGACCTGCAGGTCATGGTCGGTCTGCGGCTGATGCCGACGCTCACGGAGCTCGCGCAGACCGCGGCCAACTGGATCGATGACCCCACCAACCAGAAGACGCTGCTGGGGTTCCTGGACCAGGGGATCGAGCTCGGGAAGGGCCTGGCGAAGTTCCTGACGGGATCCGTGCTGCCCGCGGTGAAGGGCCTGGCATCCACCGCGGAGGGCTTCTGGAACTCGCTGCCCGGGCCCCTCCAGGACCTGCTCGTCACGGGCCTGGTGGCGGACCGGACGGTGAAGTACCTGTTCGGGTTCAGCCTCGCCGGCGTCGGCGGCGACGTGATCGGCGGGCTGTTCAAGCAGGGGCTCGGCGGCATCCTTGGGAAACTCGGCTTCACTCGAGGGTCCACGCCGGCCAACCCCCTGTACGTGGCGGTCGCCGGGGGCCTGGGCAACCTGGGCGGCGGTGGAGGCGCACAGGCGGGCGGCGGAAGCGTGGGTGCGGCCGGTGGGCTGGCCAGCAAGCTCGGGCGCGCTGTGTCGATCCTGGGCGCCGTCACCATCGCGGGCACGTCCATCGCCGCGCTGGCGGAGCAGTTCGGGATCTTCCAGCAGACCGTCCAGCAGAGCCAGGCGGACCTGCAGGCGAAGGCGGACGCGGCCGCGCACCAGGACTCCCAGGCGGCGCTGGCCAACCTGAAGAACCTGAACTCGAAGCTCGGCTCCATCAGCGGCCTGGACCGGATCCTGGGCGACACCTTCGGCGGGAAGCAGGAGGCGGACGCGCTGGAGAACCTGAGCCACGCGGTGGCGTCCGGCGGCAAGCTCACCGCGAGCCAGATCACCGACGCGATCAGCACGCTCCAGGAGGCGCAGCGCCAGGCGCTGGCCCGCGGCAACAACAAGGTCGCGGACTCGATCGGCACCGATATCGCCAAGCTCCAGTCCGCCACGAAGAAGGGGGCGAGCCAGCAGGCCACCGCGGTCCAGGCCCTGGGCCGGCAGCTTGCGCCGCCGCTGAAGGGCGCCAACGCGAAGCTCGGGCAGATCGCCGCGCAGCCCACCACGGTCCAGGTCACGACGAACGTGAGCACCGCCATCAGCGTCCGGGACACCGAGACCGCCAGCCGCACCGCCAGCCGCTACGGGTTCGTGGCCCAGTGACGCTCTTCTACTACATCGGGACGTCGTCGGACCTGGGCGACCAGGCGGTCCGCCTGGGCTCCGGCTTCGCGTTCACCGAGGCGGCCGAGAGCGGCGAGCTCGCCATGAGCCAGATCCGCATTGACGATCCGTCCGGGTCCCTGAACATCCCCGGCCACTACCCCTTCCGGGCGATCGAGACGGGCTGCTCCTTCGACTCGCTCTTCCGCGGGTACTTCGCGGACCGGACCATCAAGCGCGCCGACAGCTACCGGACGGGCGCCGCGCGGGTGTGGGACTCGACGGTCTACGACCTGAACGCCGCGCTCCAGTTCGAGGTCATCCGGGGGAACGACGCGAAGCGCCCGGCCGAGACCGACACGGAGCGACTCGCGTGGCTCCTGGGGTCGGGCTACACCGGGCCCATCAGCAGCGACGACTCGGCGGTGTTCGGCGCCGACGTGGACCTGGACAAGCAGGACTACCGCGGCCTGACCATGGCGGACGTGCTGAGCGACTGCGCCCAGGTCTCGGGCTGCAACTACTTCGTGGCCTGGGACGAGACGCTCGGCGCGGTGCTCCACTACTACCTGCCGACCCGGGCGTTCAACAGCAGCACCATCAAGATCAGCAACGTGCTCTCCGACGTGGACGGCACGACCATCCTGGCGCCGTCGTTCGACAGCGAGCTCGCGCTTGATCCCTCCCGGGTGTTCTCGGGGGTCTACTTCAACTACGGCGACCGGATGAGCGCCGCGAGCTACCGGACCAACGCCACGGTGCTCGCCGCCATCGGGCACAAGCGCGAGACCCAGGTCCTGGACTCGAGTGTGAACAGCGCCGCGAAGGCCAGCGCCAAGGCGGACAAGTACCTCAACGAGGCGGAGACCGAGCTCGGCACGATCAGCTGCACGCTCTACAAGGTCCCGGTCTCGGTGGTGAACCTGATCCGCGCGGGCCAGCGCATCCAGGTCAGGTTCAGCCACATGCCGGGGTACACGGGCTTCACCTGGGTCCGGATCACGCGCCGGACGGTGAAGCAGGACGGCGAGGATCAGCTGCACTACGCGCTGACGCTCACGCTGGTCCATCCCAAGCAGGGCGGCAGCAAGGTCCGCCACCGGCCCGGCCGGCACCCGGACGCCGCGGTCACGACGGGGTCGTCCGTGAGCCTCACCCAGCGCGAGTGCCGGAACCTCTTCGACGGGTTCGCCGCGGATCCCGTGGCGACGATCGCGTACGACAACCCGGTCACCAAGAGCATCGGGTCGCTCATCTTCCACAACCTGCCCTACACCACGACGGGCTGCCCGCTGGGTCCCGGAGGCTGGTCGGGCCGGGCCACCTACGAGGCCTGGTACGAGTACACCACCGGGGCGCTCGCGGACAACGTGGTGGGCGTCCGCTTCACCGTCCCGGCCGCCAACCCGAGCTTCATGTTCGGCCTGGTCGACCAGCCCTACAGCTTCGGCTGGCTGGACTCGCAGCCGACCGACGTGGGCCAGTCCATCCCCCTGGGGTACATCAGCTGGGTCGGCGGCGGCGCGGTGGTCGACGTTCCGCGGAGCGCCATCAACGAGGGCGGCACGAGCTACTTCTGCATCGCCCCCGGGTGGATCTGCGCCGATGCGTTCTACTGCGCCCAGGACCTGGCGGACGGCACGCACGGCCCGGCCGGCGCCACCAGCAGCGGCGGCGAGGGCGACAGCGGCAAGGTCCGCGCGCCGACCGTCACGGCCAAGCTCCTGATCCTGGACGGCACGTCGGGCCTGGCGCCATGGACCGCCGGCGACGGAGCCATCGACGGCTCGAACGCGACGTTCAGCCTCACCGCCTGGGATGGCACCGGCACGCCCCAGGTCAAGGTCAACGGGCTCCTGCTCGACGGCGGGGACTACGATGCGGACAGCGACACGCTCACCGTGACGCTGCGCGTGGCTCCGCAGGAGGGCGACAACGTGACCTTCCGCTACCAGATGGGGGCCTGACCCGTGAGCGTCCTGGTCAACCTCTGGACCCAGGTCCGGAAGCAGCTGCGCCTCGTCAACGGTGGGACCGGCAACGCGCAGGGATGGTCCCGCGGGATCATCAAGGTCTGCACCAACCGGACCGGGGTCGACATCCCGCTGAACACCCTGGTCATGCTCTCGGGCACGTACAACGACGCGCGGGTCGAGCCGACCACGGGATCGACCGACCCGGTGCTCGGCGTGGTCGTGGGGTACTGGTCGACGGACGATCCCGACACCCTGATCCAGGCGGACGCCCCGGACGCCCACAGCGTGGCGGTGCTGACCCAGGGCACGGCCCGGGTCATCCTGGACTCCGGCGGCGCGACGCGCGGGGACTACGCGTTCCCCAGCAGCACCAGCGGCGCAGCCTCCTCATCGAGCACCGCGGCCGCTGGCGCGTTCGGGATCTTCCAGGGCTCGGGCGGGTCCGGCGGCACGGCGCTGGTGGTGGTGAACGGGACGCAGGGCGCGGCCGGCGGCGGAGGCGGCGGCAGCTACGGGACGCCGGCGCTCACCTACGGCACCAGCAACGCCGCGGGGTCGTCGGGCGTCGGCATCCAGACGGACGCGTCGGTGGCGGTGTTCGACGCGACCACGCCGGCGGCATCCCCCCTGGGCGGATCGGGCGCCACGGGCTCCGCGGGCAAGGCTGCCAGGCGCGACCACGTCCATGCCGTCACCGGGGCGCTGGACGACCTGTCGGACGTCACGGCTCCGTCCCCGTCCACGAACGACGTGCTGTCCTGGAACGGCTCGGCGTGGGTCCCCGTCGCTCCTGGCGGCGCGAGCTTCGCCACCCCTGCCATCGCGCTCGGGACCGCGGCGGCCGCGGGCGCGGCGAGCACGGTGATCCGCAGCGACGCGACCATCGTGGCCTTCGACACCACGGACCCGACCACCATCGCGTACGGCGACTCGGCATCCACCGGCGCGGCGGCCGTCGCGGCCAGGCGCGATCACAAGCACGGCGCCCCATCCGGCACCGCGACGGCGATCGCGGCTCCGTCCGACCTGGGCATCTTCGGCAACGGCAGGGACGGCGCGGTCACGATCTCCGGGACCCCGACGAGCCTGTCGGCGGACATGTACTACACCGACCTGACGGTCCCGTCCGGGAAGTCGCTCAACACCCAGGGCTACCGGATCTTCGTGAGCGGCACCCTGACGAACGCCGGCGTCATCTACCGCCGCCCGAACGCCGGGGCTGGCGGCGGTGCCGGCGGCGCTGGCGGCGCCTCGATCCCGGACGCGAACACCCTTGGCGCTCCGGCCGGCGGGTCCAGCCCGGTCGCCACCGGCAACGGCGGCGCTGGCGCCAACAGCACGAACACCACCACGTCCCTCGGCGGCAACGGCGGCGCGGGCGGGAACTCCAGCGGCGGGCAGACGGGCGGCGCCGGCGGGACGATCGGGTACTCCCAGACCGCTCAGCCGCTCGCGTTCCCGGCGTGCGTGCAGCTGGTGAACTGGTCCCGCGCGACGCTCACCGCTGTCGCGCCCGGTGCATCCGGTGGGTCGGGCGCGACGACGAACCTCGGGCGCGGCGGCGGCGGCGGATCGGGCGGCGGGTGCGTGGTCGTGGTCGCGAAGAAGATCGACAACACCGGTGGCGTCATCCACGCCCGCGGCGGCGACGGAGGGGCGGGGAACTCGAACGCGGCCAACGGTGGTGGTGGTGGTGGTGGTGGTGGTGGTGGGGTGCTGGTCGTGGTCTACAACGAGCTGGTCGCCGCGGGCACCATGGACGCTGCCGGCGGAAAGGGCGGAGCGGCCGGCAACGGTGCGGCGACGGCAGGCGCGAACGGCAGCGCCGGGACGACCATCATCCTGTCGATGACGTGATGGAGGGGCTGATGGAGGGGCTGATGCTCGGGCTGGCGCTGGGCGCACTGCTGCACCAGGTCGTGCTGCCGGCGTGGGTCAAGATCCGACACCATGGCCGATGAGGGACGCGCGCCTCGGAAGGCCAGCAGGACCCCCGATGAGCTTACCGACCTGCGGCGCCAGGCCATCCGGGTCTTCACGTACCTGAGCGTGCTCGTCGTGTCGGTCGACCTGTTCGGGCGCTTGTTCCGGGACCCCACCTTCCACGTCGATGCCGTGGTGTTCGGCTTCGTCGGAGGCGTGCTCCTGGCGCTGCTGGGCCTGGAGGGCATCAACCGGGCCCTGGGGTCCGGCAAGTGAACCCGATGCCCTGGGTGCCCGTCACGGCCGGCACCGGCCTGGTGGTGTGGCTGCTCGTCCTGTGGCGCGTGCGGGCCCAGGTCCGGCACAGCGAGCGGCTGCCCGAGGCGGTGCGCGAAGGCGCCCTGGTGGCGGTGTACGCCGCCTGCATCGGCGGGCTGCTGGCCAGCCTCGGCTTCGTGGATGTGATCAGCCAGGACGCGTCCGCGGGT